TACTTCGCCTGTTCTTCGGTGATCATGATGATAATTCCTTATTTCTTGCAACTTTCATGGTTCCATCCCCCATATGTCTATAGTATTTTGGTAACCCACGTCGTTGGCTTCAATCCACTCCACCAACGACCTAGCAACTGCATTGACTGCCTCATGGTAGCGTAGGTCCATATCGTAACTCATATCACCAGATAGCATATGGCGATCTGCGAATACGCGCCCAAATAGCTCGCCTATCTGTTCACTAACGAACTCTCTAACTTGTGTTGCTGTGGGATATTCAGGGAATAGTAAGTACTCGTCCCATTTGGCATCGCTGCTCATGACAAAAACCCTTTCTTTTCCTCATCCGTGAGACTACCATACTCCTGAACAAGTCTCTCAACCCGTTCTTTGGCACTCTCCGCTTTGCCTTTGTTGGCCTTCTGGAGCCTATACCCCTTGAGTTCTCTTTTCTCATCCAAGCAGTCACCGCATAAACAGCGGCAGAGAATCCAACCTTGTTGAACTTTACGCTCCAGATATGCATGACGCTCATGGAGATATTTTCCCTCATTCAACATTTCCGCAACATCTGGTATGCGTCTCCGAATCGGGGATATATTAGGACCATATATCATTCTTCACCATCCTCTCACGTGGAATAATAATCTCATTTTTTCCTTGAAGAACACGGGTGCAGAAGTCACCGCTTGCCTTATGAAACTCATCACAAATAGTGCGAGCATCTACTTTTTTTTCCACTTCGCGAATGAATATCCAGTAAGTGGAGTTTTCTTCGGATAAGGTGTATATACTATAAGACATTTTATACTCCATTCCTATGGAACCATCATAATCAAGAGTTCTTGAGCACCATACACTTGACGCTCACCACAATGGATACATTCATAATTTCTAGCATCCGGTTCACAAGCGTCGTGATCCGCGCCACATGCGATACAAAAGCCAGGGTTTTCAAGGTCAAACATCTGATCTTCAGCAGCCTTCATTACTCGGTCTTGTGTTACTGATGCATGAATTTTAGACATGGGAGCGTTTCCTTCCTATCTTGTAATAGTAATTCCCGCCAAGTTCGTAGTACGTCCACTTGCCAGTAAACACCAACATGAGGAAGGCACGTAATCCGTAGCGGAAGCCAAAGGAAGTTTTGAATGATCCCCAACACTCCTGAAATGATAAATCCCACGGGAGGGGATGCCCCAAGGGTTCAGTACATTCATCGCCAGTTACATATACTCTAAACATTGAGTTCTCCTTTATCCAGTGCAGTATGAACCCTCGTGATAATGCCTGTTAACTCTTGGTCATAATCAGGGTTAAAGTTAGGAAGATCTTCTCCCTGGAGAGCAGCTAGCGCAGTATATAAAATATCATTGAACTGCTCATTTGACACTCCATTAAGTATAATTGTATTTGGCATCTTACGTCCTTTCGTTTGCAGTTGGTAAAATCAACATAAGTAACAATATCTATATAAAATAAGCATAGCACAATATTCACCAGGGATCATTATAATAATACACCTGGTGAGGGTTAATTATCAGGGAAGGGAAAGGCTCCATTGTGTATATATGTATCCATGTATCTGTTCATGTTTGTTTATACCTACCACCCTCCCATAATTAATTGGAATCAGGGAGTGTATGCACCAATAACTTAACAAATAAGGTCAGTAGTATGTATTCTACAAAAAAAAAATGTAATACCATTAAGAACACTTCCCCAACTAGTTAACAAAATACAAGATATCTCCCTATATTCTCTGATTCCAATTAATTATGGGCACCGGCTATCTTAAACAAACATGAACAAAAACATTTATACATACAGATATACATAATACCATTCCCCCCCTCCATTGCTACCTTACAACGCACTATGCTATATATTTCAGTATGAATACACAGAAAAAATTTACCCCATTACCACCGCTGGGCTTCAATATAAAGAGTCTATGGAAAAAGAATGTTGCTTCTCCTGTAAGAGAGCAGTTCAACAACCTAAATATAGAGGATAAAACAGATGCCCTCAGCAGCCCAACTTGTAGAGAGAAAACAGAAGAGAAAGGATAAGAGAGAACAGAAGGGTATATGGGCAAGAACTTCTAGTAAGACAAAAAAGAGAAGAAGATGGAAAAGAGGCGATCCTCATTTCACCAATAATAATCCTAACATGCTAGAAGGTATCCCATCCATAGCTGAGTTTATAGGCAAAGGTTACGATACTACAGTAAAGTGGATAACTCTCCATGGCCTTCCTGCTACTAAGACACCTAATGGTAAATGGCTATCTCATAAAGGGTTAATACTCCAGTGGATGCTTGCAGGCCATACTGCCGAGTTAAAGGCCAAGGCACGTTATACCCTAGAAGATAGTGAGATAGCAAACATGGCTGAGGCATTTGGTGTAGATCCAGCTGAAGTATTCAACCTACGGGACGATATTCGAAAAGGCAAGATAGATGCAAGAACTGGTAAGAAAACGTCTACTTAGGGCATTAGACACTAAGACTCGTCGCAAGCCCAGGTTTGATACAGATGAACTGTTAGCTGAGTTCTCCGCTTACTCTCGCCAACCATTCGTAGAAGTATTAGCCGAGATGTTACAATGCATACCCACTCCTGATGCACTCCAAATCTTCGCAGATGAACACCCAGATAGATGGGCAAATGCTATTCGTACAATGTCTAATCTATCAGGATATCATGACAAGCTGGAAATCCGTGGCAATGTTAACCATGACATAAGAACTATGGGAGATGCCCAACTAATGGTACGTATTGCAGAAGTGGAAGATAAACTAAAAAGTATGGGTATGGAGGCTAAAGAAGTAGTAGACCTAAACGCTGATGAAGTACAAGAACAAAGCGATTTGGGATAAAACAAATTGTAAAATGCTAAAAAGTAGAGGTTGAATCATACACCAGTGGTAGGATCAAATAAAAAGAAGAAAGAGCGATCTATAAGACTGGGAAAATATTCCTATTCTATAGGCAATAAAAAATCCTCCTCCCATTGCTGAGAGGAGGAATAAGTTATTCCTCGATTTTTTCATTGCCGGTAATCGCAACATTTACCGCCGCCGTATCACAAAGATAAACCGTCAACACTTTCGTTCCGTAAAATGCTGCTAACCTTTTCGCGTCATTATATTTTTCGCACGCAATGGAAGATTTCGTTACCAAGTAAATTTCTCTTGAAAGCATTGTCATACCCTTCAAGGCAATGAGGGAGGGAACAAATAAATGCTCCCTCGCCTCGCCTAAGTTAGGGGAAATTTCTAATTGCGAAAGGTCTTTTCCAATTTGCCCCAATTAACACTAAAAAATTCATGGGCATTGGTTTGGATTAAGATATCTAAGATTTTCATTTTCGCATTGTAGGCTTTAATTTCCGCTTCCTTTTTGGTTTCCATTAATTCGCCAATAGCTCTCATAGCATCGTTATCCATTGTACTCTCCATAAGGCAATGAAGGGCAAAGCGTAACATTGCCTTGCCCCTCGCCATTGTTCAGATGAAAGTTTATTGTTTCGCGGGAACGGCTTTAGATTTCGCCATTTCAACGATGCCTTCTATCTCCGTTTCAGGCACGCCAGCCTTGCGAAGATCACGCCGCAATGGGGCATACCCATCGCCACTTGAAGCAGTGCCGTCGGCATTTGGCCGATAGCTTTTCATATCTTTTCCTGCCACAAATGCCGAACGGCAATCAATTGCCAAGGTCTGGCTGATTGCCCGAACAACAAAACCAATGCCAAGGCCAGCAACGGCATTGCTGATAAACGTTTCCCCATTGCCTTTTGGCCAACAAGTTACGAGAAAGGTTTCCTTGACAGCGCCTTTCCCTCTGCTGGCGGCTTTGCTAAGTGTTTTGGTTGTCAAAGTGTTTTGTTCGGTTGCCATTATAAAATCTCCTATAATTGGCAGAATGTATGGGCAATATTGCCCGATAAAATCCAATTGTTGTTTCGCTCGCCATTGGCATCGCGTCACAAAAGGCAATTGAAGCGGTTTTATCCGCTAAAACAAGAGTACCAAATTGCACCTATGACTTCAATAAAATTATTTCATAATTGGGTAAATAAATTACTTGACAATGCCGAGTATTCATGGGTGCGAACATATGTGAATGGAATAGGCACCTATCAGTGATGACGTTGTATATATTGTTATTGCATACACTAATACGTGCATTGTCATTGCTCCCTGTTTGCATAGAAGATGATACTCATTATCAATGATAATCGTTTGCACAATTGCGGGAAAAGATGCAAGTAATAATTAATTTCATCACGGGCGCAGCACTTGCAATTGATAATCAATCGCGCCATGGGCAGCAAACAAAAGCAGTTAAAAATCATTCGCAAGTGGCGGCGGCGGGGGGTGGGGTATGCTTAGGGGTAGGAGTCTGTGTAGGTATCACTCTCTCCAATTTGAAGAGTCCCTATGTTTCCAAGTTCCTTATGTGTATACCTCTTTTTGTGTATGTATCCCCTCTTTTTATATGTACTTCTGGGTTGTGTCGAGCATTGTTTTCTTATATGAGCGGGGGTATAAAAGGAAGATGACTGAATTAGGACATAGAGCGAGGCAAGCTCTCGAAGAGAAGGCACTTCTATCGGGGGAATTGCTTCGACGCCGTCAGGGCGACCCCCTCACTCTGTTTGATCTATTCTCTCCTCAGCGGGAGTTCGTAACTGATATACTATCAAAGCGGTATAAGGAGTACTACTATATAGGAGCCAACAGGTCAGGGAAGAGTGATGCAGGTGCAGTGGCTGGGGCAACACTTGCTAGATTTGGATACAGAGGGACGCCACAGGAACAGAATGTTAGGTTCGTAGGAGGAACTCGACCGCAAGAAGGCCGTTCGTCAATAAGTGTGCGAGACTTTGCCACATCGGGTTGGGTTTCAGCGTTGGACTTTCCTATAAGCAGGGATACTATTCAACCGAAGTATTTTGACAACGGATTTACTCCTCCCAATGCAACTCACGAGCCTTTCATCCCCAAGCATGAGATACACAGCTGGAGGGTTTCTGACGGAATATTGAAATTGAAGAACGGCTCTATCATTGGGTTTAAGTCAGCGGATAGTGGGAGGACAAAGTATCAGGGGGCTGAGAAAGACTGGATACATTTCGATGAGGAGCATCCTAAGAGTATATATGATGAGGCCCTGATCCGGGTGGGGAAAAATCCTCTGCATATATTCACCACCTGTACCCTGTTACCCCCAGAAGGAATGGTAGGCGGTGTTACTTGGATATTCAATGAAATCGTTAAGCCGTGGAAAAGGGGGATGCTGGAAAATGCAGAGATTTATAATGCCTCTATCTACGACAACCCCCACATCCCTAGGTCAGAGATTGAGTTTCTTGAAAGCAAATATCCTGAAGGAAGCGATCAGAGGCGGATCAGGCTTAACGGAGAGCTTATTGGAGGAATTGGAGGAAGCCGGATATACTCAGGTTTCCACTCTCAGCTCAATGTCAAGCCTCAGAAGGAGGTAGCCACAAGAAGGCCGCTTGCATGGATTTGGGATTTCAACGTTGAACCTATGGTCTCCTTGATAGGTCAGAGGAATGGCCCTATCTTCCGTGTGTTTCAAGAACTCATCCTGGAAGAAGCAAACATCCCTGAGATGTGCAACTACTTCCGACGCGTACATCCAGTGCATCAAGCTCCTATCTGGCTCTACGGCGACGCTACAGGGCAGGCAAGAAGTGCACAGACTAAGAAGACAAGCTATCAGATTATCCTCAATGAAATGGCGCAATATCCCGTTCCCTTATTTATGAAGGTGCCTGAGAAAAACCCAGGGGTTACAGATAGAGTAAATGCTGTGAATGTAGCTTGCTCAGGACCACAAGGGCAACTCAACCTTGAGATAGATCCTGACTGCGATGAATTGATAACAGATCTTGAACAAGTCCTCGGTGATGGGAAACAAGGCATTAAAAAGACCTTCAACAAGAAGGATCCTTACTTCAAGCGAACCCATACATCGGACGCCCTGGGATATTGGATAGCCTTCGAAGCGCCTGTCGCTAATAAAAAGTGGGATGAACAAGCGCCTCGTAGCGTTAAAATGCCGAGGCCTTCTTACCATCGCAACTGATCTATTCGTCGCGCAGTCGCGACTGCATAAAAGGGGATATATCAACTATAGCTAAAAATGCCCCAATCTCGGGCAACCCATGTTGCTATATTATAAAGAGTGCCGTATGATGAATAAGATGCAGGAGGAAATCCGCTTATGTATCTCCTGTGGTAGAGAGTTAAAGCCCGGACCTCATCGTGCTATAGGCATCTGTGTTTGGTGCGTCCTTGAGGAGCGAGAAAGTAAAACTATTATAAAAGGACAAAGGTATGGCAGAGACAACTCTGACGACACCAATCTCGAGACGGGCAGGTGATGACGCTCCTTTAGGTAAAGGCGGCGACGGGGCCGCTCTTACTGTTATGGAGGCGATAAGGGAGAGTAAAAGAGAGGCTGTTCGGGCGCGGAAAACGCGGTTGGCGAAGAACAGGGAGAATAGACGCGCTTACCTCGGTTTTCAAGACTTCAGTCATAAACAGAAGGGCCAATCTAAGGAATTTCTCCCCCAGACGCCTATTGCCGTTGAACAGCTTGTTGGGTTTATAAAGCGCGCCCTAACACAGTTCGGAGCGTATTATACCATAGATCTGGCGAAGGACAGTAGCAGTCCGTTATCGGGAACAACTCTACGCTCCCTCCTAAACTGCTTTCTCAGTGATATGTTGGTTGAAGACAACAAAAAGCTCCCCTTTGAAACGCTGCTTACAGATGGGATAAAAGTTGGTTCCTTAGAGTCTCTAACTATTTTCAAAATCCACGGGAATATGCAGAAAGATAGGAAGTTTGTTGTAGAGCAGGGAGATCAAGTCCTGTCTCCTATAGGCGAAGTCGTGGAGGATAAGAGCAAACTTGTTGCTATTGATCTAAAGAACTGGAAACTACGAGTAGATCTTATCCAACCGGAAAACTACGCGCCTGACCCAACAGGGGCTGGACTATATGAGATACATAGTGTTGAGAGGGATCTTCACTACCTCAAAAAAAGAGCCGCTGAGGGGGTATATGATAAAGCCGCAGTTAAGAGAATAGAAGATGACTTTCGGCAGGAACACGAAGATAAACGCCATGCCATAGATAAAGGCCAAGACGAGTCTAAGCATCCATCATTTAGGAAGAGGGTTAAGATAGATGAGTATTGGGGTACTCTGTTGGATGGAAACGGCAACGTTATACATGAAAACATATTCTGTGCAATGGCAAATGATAAGTATCTCATTAGACGTCCAACTCCCAACCCGTTCTGGCATCAGGAAAGCCCCTTTGTCGCAGTGCCCCTTATCCGTGTTCCTTTCTCCGTCTGGCATAAAGCTCTATTCGATCACGCCGTCCAGCTTAACTTCGCCTCAAACGAGATTTTTAACTTAATCATAGACGGTGGCATATCCAGTGTCTGGGGCATTAAACAGATCAGGCCGGATGATCTTGAAGATCCTCAACAAGTAGCTGACGGGGTGCAACAAGGTGACACCCTTGTGGTAAAGAACACGCTGCCTCATGGACAGAAAGTATTAGAAACAGTATCCGAGGGTGAGGTGCCGAGAGACGCAATGGCTGTCCTAGAAATGTTAGAGAGACAGTTTGCTAAAAGTGCACTCTCGACGGAACTCAAGCTTGGTGCGCTTCCCGCCAAGCAGGTGAAAGCAACAGAAGTTATTGAACTTTCCCAAAGTCAGGCTGTTACCCTAGACGCTATCATGGGAGACATAGAAAGGGGTCTTATAGAAACTACCCTTAGAAAGATGTTTCTGACTGTCATGCAAAATATGAGTGATGTTGCAAGCGATCAGATTATAGACGCAATAGGGATTACTGCCGCCTTCAAGCTGTCGAGGATGTCTCCAGCAGAGCGGTTTGCAGCCTTTGCTGGCCCTTGTTCATTTAAAGTAACTGGCCTATCCGCCATGCTTGCTAAAGTAAGAGACTTTCAAAAGCTTATGTCCCTATTGCAAGCTGTCATAAGTAACCCCGTTCTCTTCCAAGCTTTCTTTAAGAAGTATAGTCCTGATAAGATATTAGCCCATTTGATGAAAACCCTAGGCGTTAATCCTGAGAACATTGAACGGGACTCAGATGAGATTGGGCGTCTCGAGAAGGACTTAATGGAGCTCCCGCAATTCATGGCCCTGACGGGACAAGGAGGGAATAGTGGACAGGGGGGCGCTGGGCTGAGTGCGCAGCAAGTAGGTGAGCCTCAACTCCCAGCAGAGATTAACGCGTTGAGCAATCCAACCTCAGCCCTTTCGGGTGCGGGCAATCAGGGAGGTAACTAATAGATGGCTGATAATAATAAGTTGTTGTCTATTGTTCATAAAAAGTTTCCTGCCCTTAAGGAGTTAGATGTAAAAGTAACCCAAGGTAAGGGGAAGGGATTCGCGGAAACTTTTATAAGTGGCTTTGATGGGGCTGATGCAGATACAGTTGAGTTTCGAGATCTCAGTAATAATTTAACGGATGAACAAAAAGCAGGTATATTAGCAGGAGAGATTATATCTCACATACTTCCTCAGAGGAACGAAACGTTTCAAGGACTGGTAAATGACTTTGGACTGTCCACGACCGATAGACAACTTGATATAGGGAAAAAGTTTTTTAACCGTCTTATAGATGAAGGAGGTATTAGTGAGGAACAAGCAAACAGAGGGTTTCCTGCATTTTTTGACCATGTATTTCTCCCTAATCAAGTAAGAGGGTTAGTAACTCCTGAGTTTAATGAGGAGGCAGCAGGTACATTGACTACTAATAATTTACAGGCAGGCAGACCTATCCTTAAATTCTTAAAGGGAAAATAAAATGCCCAATGCTATTACCCCAACACTTAATGAAATATTCCGAGATCTTATGATCCTCACAGAAGCTTCTATGATCAGCAGATGTATCAGTAGACTTTGAAATTCACTTAATAGATAATTAGGAAGAGCAATGAGCCAAGACGGTCAAATAACAAGCGAGTTGGTGAACAAACTGGAAAGTATGAGCAACAACTCTAATTTACCATTAGAGAAGCGTCTTATAGACCTAGCGGTATGGTTTCATAAGAATAAGGACTCCCTACCTAAGTATGAAGTAGTAAGAAGGATTGACTTCCTAACAAAGACGATTGATATACAATTGGAACTTGTAGCGATGCTTATGGATAGATTGCAGCAAGCAGAAGGCAGGAAAAAGAGTAGTTCTCTTTGGACTATCAACGGGGCAAGTTTCGACGGCAAGCGATTTGACTAGGTAAGAGAATGGCTGAGTTAACGCTAAATGACCTATTTGGTCAAGGCAAAGGCCAAAAATCGTTAGATAAGCCAGGAACATTTGGGGATTTTATCCCTGAGCGCCCTCCAACTAAGTCTGAACTAAAGTTTTTCAAAGAAAATCCTACGATTGCAGGGAGAGCTACGGAAGACCAGCGAATTACTATTAATCCTTTTTCCCCCCTCTCAAAAGATGCCTTAGACGCTGTTCGTATTAATGAGAGGGCTAGAGTATTTATGAGGCAAAAGAAGATATTCCCCCGATTTGAGGTTACTCCAGAACAATTAAACTCCGTAGTCGGAAAAGAGGGGTCTATCGACGCTATTCGTCAGACCATTGTAGGTAGGATTCTCTCAGGTGACCCAAGCGCTGGGGATATAACAATAGAGCAGGCAGACTTCGCTGACCACCTGCGTGAAATAATGAATACAGAAGGGCTACAATCAAGAAAGCCTAAATCTAAGCAGGATGCTTTGAAGCCTAAATAACAGGAGAATAAGATGGCTGATATAACCTTGGATGATATATTCGGTGCTGTTAAGGGGACGCGACCTCTTTCCCCTGAACAAAGACAGCAAATTATTCAGGGAGGGAGGGACATTGGAAACTTTCTTCTTGAAGGCTCTGGACTAGGAATTGCCTTAGAGGGGGCTCGGCAACGAGAAGTTAATCCTAACCTATCTTTAGGGGAAATTCTATCAGCTGCTGGACTTGGAGCTATTACCCGAGGTAAGAGCAAAGGTGGGTTTAAGCCTAAGATAATAAAAGGGGGGAAAGGCAAGAAAGTAGAAAAGGTTACTAAGGCAACGCTTGGGGGACGTCAAATCCCTCTTAAAGACCCTGTATTTAAGTCTCGTGCAGAGCTAAGACCGGATCATCCATTTCTTGTATTTGATGCTCGGAAAGATACCGGCTTTGAGGGGGTATTTGACTCTGAAGAGGAGGCTATGAAATTTATATCTTCGGCACCTAATAGCAAGTTCCTTGATTTTGGGACACCCCGAGATATAGAGTCGCTAAATCCAAGTGGGCCAGAAGATATTGGGTTTATGATGCGGAGGCTACGAAATATTATAGATAGTGCTCGGGCAGCTAACGAGCCTTAAAGTTTGTGAGAAGAACACAGAGGAATAATATGGCTACACAAGATCAGAACCTCGACAAAGTAGGGGAAGGACAACAAGCTAGAATTATACGTTCAATAACTGAGGAATGGTTAATAAGTCAGGAGGAAGATATCTTAGATCGCCTGATAAACCATTATAAGGCCGATACATTGACGGATACTTTATTAAGGGGTAGTATTGGCGGCATAGCTGAGTTGCGTGAGTTTAGAAGGCATCTGGAAGGTAAGATTCGGATGGGCCGCGCAGCTGCTGAGATTGAGCTAGGAGGATAACAATGGCTAAGAAAACAACCAAGACGGTTATAGAAGAAGTAGAGGAAGGAACTCGTGAGTCGGGGGAGGAGATTCCAAAGAACGACACCGAGTTGTTTGCTCAACAGGGGTTGGACACAGATGGACGGACCCTTTTAAGAAGTGCTGGCGGAACGGTAACAAAGAAGACTGTTACAAGAGAAGAGGATGATCTTGTAGACGTTATTATCGGGGGTGAGATTTTTAAGGTAACTCAAGATGTTGCCGACGCTCATGCAGCGGAGCAAGAGGAAAATAGGGGAGGGGCAGTAGCTCCTGAACCTGAGCCTGACCCTAATGAGGGGGAAACAAGAGAGGCTGACTATTCAACTGCTATTTTTGCAGACCCTAATGCTGTTCTAAAAGAAGTTGGGGATAACTTAGAGGAACGGATTGTTAAAAGAATAACTGGCGCCTATCAACAGGATCAAGCACGTTCAATCTTCTGGGACGATTTCTACCGCGATGCACCGGAACTCAAGGAGGAGGCCCACCTTGTAAATATGGTTCTAAACACAAACTTTGATGCTATCAAGGGTCTTAAAGGTAAGTCA